GGTGCAACCATTACTTTTACTGGAGTTGCAGGCCGATTATACAAAGCGTGTTTTTACGGTCTATTTAATTCAACGGTAGCTACTGATGTTTTTGCTATTCTTTTAACTGATAGTTCAAACACATTGCAACAACTATTTTTGTTTACACCAGCAACCACACAAGATGTTAGTTGGGGTACAGAGTTTGTCTTTACGCCCGGCGCAGGCTCGATCACACGCAAACTACGCATACAGCGCCAATCGGGAACAGGCACAGGAACTATTGTTGCTGGCGCTACTTTCCCAACCCAGTTTTGGATTGAGGATATTGGGTCTGCATGACCTTAGAAATTACAGCCAATGAAACCGCGCCTACTGCTGGCTAGTTTTGTGTTAGCGCTTGTGCTGACCGCTTGTGCTGATCGCAACCGCGAAAACTGCAACACCACCAAAGCCAACGGACTACTAGAAAGGCGCTGCCCATGAACACCGACAAACGATTAAGCAACGAACAGATCAAAGCTCGACTAATCCTGATCGTAGGAATCGGACTGACAGCATCTTTTGTCATGGCAATCGCATCACTGATCTTCGGATTGCTCTTCGTCGTGCAACCTACCGAGCAAAGCCCGAACGACGCCGAAGCATGGGGCGTCTTGTCGCCGATGCTAATGACCCTCGCAGGCGGTCTCATAGGGCTACTTGCAGGCAACGGACTCAAAGACCGACCTAAAGACCCTCCAGCACTATGAGCGTGATCCCAGCGAACCCAAAGATCGCAAACAGCAAGCCCTACACAGGGAACTCCGACGGTGCCGCAGCTGGCCCACGCGCAGGCATGGACGAATGGATCAGGCAAGCGATTAAGTACGGTGCAGGCGCTTTCTGGAATAACGGATCTTGGGGCGTTCGCGATATGCGCGGATCCGAGAATCTTTCAGTGCATGCAACAGGGCGCGCGGTAGATCTTTCATATCGCAAGTCAGACAAGCAACCTAAAGCGAACCGCAAAGGAACGATCGCGTTCATTGACATCGTTACCGCCAACGCGAACGCGCTCGGTCTTGAGTGCGTCCTTGATTACTTTCCACAAAGTTTCGGACGCGGCTGGCAGTGCACTCGACAAGCGTGGAGCAAATACTCTAAGCCAACAATTCACGGAGCCCCGGGTGGCGACTGGATTCATGTTGAGATCTCGCCTGCTATGGCAGACTCTCCAGCCCTTGTAAAACAAGCCTTTCAGAGAGTGTTCGGCGAAATCCCCCAATAACGGATACTGATCGCCTATGGTCGAAGTACCGACGATAGGAGTGAAATTATGACCGAACCAAAAGTCTTCATCTACGAGGTAGGTCGGTGCTCAATGGACAACGGACAAGAAATACTTGTCCAGATCTTTAGACACGAAGACACACACAAAATCATCCGCGCCCAAATCGCCTTCCGAACCTTGGCTGGCGATAGTTGGGGCGTGCCTACAGAATTGAGCTTTCAACAATGAACGAAAAAACGATCAAAATCTTTGCTTGGGTAACTTTCGGACTTGCCGCCTTTGTGCTTCTCTGGGACGCTTCTAAGCCGCCTCAAGGCATGTCTAAAGTCAGTGCCTCAACCTCATATCAGACAATCCCATTGACCCCTTTGCCGAGCGTAGTGACGCCCCCTGTTACTACTCTCCCAGTAACGACATGCGCGCAAGCTCTTGATCTTGCCTTGAGTGTTGGCTGGTCTGCCGATCAGACTCCAACTCTTTCTCGAGTGCTCTACCGTGAGTCACTTTGCACCGAAAATGCTTACAACCGATACGACACCAACGGCGGCTCCTACGGTCTAATGCAGATCAACGGATTCTGGTGCACCCCTTCGGCATACTGGCCTCAAGGTTGGCTACAAGCGAAAGGAATCCTGTCAGTGTGCGACCAGTTGTTTGATCCAAAGATAAACCTCATCGCAGGTCTTGCGATCTGGCATAATTCATCTTGGACACCTTGGAACCTTCCACAGTGACCGAACAGCAATATCCCGAGACAGGAATTACAGAGGAGACCCGACAGATGTATCCCGAAACTTACAGCGACAAATACAACAAAGTCTTCAAGCAATTTATAGACGACATTGTGCGACCTAATCATGTACCTGCACCAAAACATTCGCACGACATTCTTCTTGATGAACTGGCGATCATGTACGACGCAAGCATGGAATCAGGCGGAGAGCAGGCACGCTTTAATGCGTCAGTGATTCGAGCCGCGATCAATGTGATCTTGACATGCACAAAATAACCTGTAAAAAGTGTGGACTAGAGATGCACGGCACACCGCACGCCACCAACCCAACAAAGATCCTTTGGAGTCACCCAGACCTCAAAGCATGCAACAAAGTTAAACCAATAAACCAAACCAAAAGGAACCCGACATGAACGAAAAAGTAGAAACACCAAACACTCAACTACAAAAAGTTACTCTTCTAGTTGCGATGCACGATTACGAACCTGACCAGTTAAACGCTGGCGAGTGGTTGCAAAATGTGCTTATCGCTTGCGCCGAACAAAAACCTACTGGTTACTACGGTGCGAAAGAATATTCAAAATCTATGCAAGTGTTGGCGGTAGAAGATTGCGAAGTTGTTGTCTCCAACGGATCACAACATGAATGATCTCCAACTCTTCGCACCTTCACGCGGACTTGGTGCATACCGAGAAGACATCGCCATTGATCGAAACACGGTCATCATCTCACCAAGCGCAAAACCGACCTCGGTGATCGCAGCTCTCAACGCCTTGCCTAAATCGGGCTCGAAGCGTCGGCGCGTATATGAATACCTCAAGCAGTCAGGCGGCGCGACAGATGAAGAGATCGAGCGCGCACTTGGCATCTCGGGCAACACTGTCAGACCCACCCGGGGCTCCCTAGTCAAAGACAAGTTCGTCTACGCCACCGACCTAGAGCGTCCAACGCTTGCAGGCAACATGGCGATCGTCTGGAAGGCGCGCTAATGGCACACTTTGACCTATCCCTCTATGAGACCGTCGCACAGCGCCTAGAACGCTTCTGGACTGCCTACCCACAAGGACAGATCGTGACGACCATGATGCACTACGACGCGTCTACGGTCATCTTTCGATGCGAGACCTTTGACAACGAAGGACGGATCATTGCACACGGCTGGGCCGAAGAAGTTATGGGCAACTCCCCAGTAAACAAAACATCATTCCTAGAGAACTGCGAAACATCAGCGATCGGACGCGCAATCAGCAACGGCCCACTAGGACACACTGGAGAGCGCGCATCAAGTACCGAAATGGAGAAAGTAAACCGCGTGAACAGCACGCCTGCACCTGACACATTCGGCGGCGCGACACCCAAACAGATCGCATTCCTAAAGTCGCTCGCTCGAGGCAAAGCATGGGACGACTTCCAGCTGCTTGAGTTCATTCACAAGACTCTCGGCGTAGACGATGTAGTCGTGGAGACATTGTCATCGGGACAGTGCCGGGTACTGATTGACAGGCTAAAACTATGACTTATTACAGCGACAAGGATTACGGGATCTTGCACGATCACATGAAAGCCATTGCGCGCGAGCGTGATTGGTTGCTTATCCAATTAGACAAATGGCAAGGTCTGACACGAATGATGAGCCACTTTGACATATGCACCAGTGCACGCATTGACTGCAACATATGTGCGCAAGCGCGTGAAGCGTATGTGGAAGCGTTGTCGCAATGAGCAAGACAGTCTGGGCGGTCTTAAGCGCGACACTAATCTGGGCGATCCTGATGATTAGGTCTGATCGCAAATGAGTTCAGAAGCACGGAAAGCCAAGATGCGCGAATACTCAAACAAGCGCTACAGAAGGATGCGAGCAAACATTGGCAGAACCGTTGGCGATGGGATCATGGACAAGGTTAATTACAGCGATGAGTACCGGGCATATGTAAACAGGATCAAAATAGAGATTGGCGAGTGTGTTGATTGTGGTCTTGTATGCGATGAACTGACCGTATTAGCGTTCGCCTTTGATCATCTTGATCGCACAACCAAAGTCGCAGCCATATCAAAGATGGTGCATAAACCTAAGAAATACCCTTTGCACATCATTCAAGCCGAGATCGCTAAATGCGAATTAGTGTGCCATTGTTGTCACGCCTTTAGAACCTATTTAGGCGGACATCACCTTGATCAAAACATTAGACAAGAAGCTCGACAGATAGACCAACTGACACTCTTCACAACTGGCTAGTAACAAGGCCGTACATCGTTCGCATGATGCGGGGCTAATCCAAGGGAACTTGGTTAGATCGGCGCGCCTTGAAACATGTAACACGAAATGTGACAAGCAAAGCGTCGAGGCGAGTCGTAAACATAATCGACTAGATGAGCAAGGTAACGGAGTGAGGCATCCCGTGGGTGAGCATCATCACTCTGTCTTGCATTACGCTTACACATGACATACCACAAACAAAACCAACAGACTCGAGCCCGACATGCAACACACTCACAGCAACTTGAGAGCAAGCGCGACAGCGCGCGCTAGTAGGTCTTAGAACATGGCACGCGAACAAACAGAGTACGACACCAAACGCTACAAAGCAGCAAGGGCCGAACTACTCCGAGACGAACCCACATGCCATTGGTGCAAGCGCGCGAAAGCAACCGAGTTAGATCCCACTGACGAAGGCGGGACAATAGACGATGGCTATGTACCTGCATGTAAACCGTGCAACTCAAGGCGCGGAGCAATACAAGTAAACAAAAAAACAGCAACACGAATACAGAATCGTAATAACGGTTTTTTATACAAGATAGAAACGCCCCCGAGCCCCATCCAATCGTGTCTCCCGATTAGCCCTGACCAGCCTGAACCAGCCAAGATCAACCACGACCAGCCAAGACTCGAGACGATCGTGCCAGACTGCGACGGCTCATGGGCTGGCCTTGTGGGGGACATAGCCTTGGAGCATCTTGGTATAGAGCTCATGCCTTGGCAGATGCACTATTTAGAAAACCTTCTATCTTTCACCCATGCTCCAGATGGAGAAGATGATCTTGTGCACCGATCTGGCTTGTTATCGGTGG